TGATTTGCTTGAAGTTTACGGGAAGCAAATGTACATGATTTATGTGGCAGTGACAAGAACAGAGCATTTTTTTAGCAATTTCATTTTTTCTTTTTTAAAAGATTTCATTACCTTTGCCAACGTTTTCAGTACAAAGGAAAGCAAACTCTGCGGAAGTAGCTCAGTTGGTAGAGCATCAGCTTCCCAAGCTGAGGGTCGCGGGTTCGAGTCCCGTTTTCCGCTCTTCTGAAAATCAGGCAGTTACAAATAAAGTAGCTGCCTTTTTCTTTATATATGCCATATAACATGTACGTTTTTGTGGGCTATTAGGGGTTGTTACCCTACCTTTGTATGCAAATCCTATGCAAATTTTCAGATTTGCATAAACTAAAAACATAGATATATGGCAACGATTAAATTCTACCTTGATAAAAGAAGGCAAAAAAAAGATGGCACTTATCCGATAAAGTTGAATGTATTCCACAACAAACAAATAATGATAGCTACGCAGCTAAGTGCATCGGAAAAAGAATGGAATGGGAACGAATATTCTGTGCGTGCACAAAATTACAAGCCAAGGAATATAGTTGCCCGTGGAATAATCAATAAGGCGGAAACGGTAATATTGACGTTGGAACAACAAGGGAAGCTAAAGTCAACAACGGACACATCGTTAAAGAAGATGATAGAAGATGCTATATGCAATAAGATTGAAAGCCACAAAACGTTTCTCTATTACCTTGATGAATTTATGTCCAAGAAAACCAACCAGGGCACTAAAACCATATACACAACCACAAGAAACAAGATTGAAGAATACGATAGCCATTGTACATTTGAAAGCATGGATAAGTCATGGCTGGAACACTTTGAAGCATGGATGGCAAAAACCATGAAGGTTAATGCCTACGCTATTCATTTACGGAACATACGTACTGTATTTAACTACGCCATTGATGAGGAGTACACAACATTGTATCCATTCAGAAGATTTTCAATAAAGAAAGAGGAAACCCGGAAACGTAGTCTTACAGCAGAACAACTTAGGTTATTGAGAGATTACCCATGTGAGGAATATCAGATAAGATATAGAGATATATTCATGCTCATGTTTTATCTCATAGGGGTAAATGCATCCGATTTGTTTAACGCAAAACATTCCGCATTGGTAAATGGTCGTTTTGAATATAAGAGGGCTAAGACGGGGAAATTATACAGCATAAAAGTGGAACCGGAAGCGCAGGCTATAATTGAGAAATACAAAGGGAAGGATTATCTTCTTAATATAATGGACGAATACGGAAATTACAAGGATTTCCTACATCGTATGGGAATAGGATTAAAACAGATTGGAGAGACAGAGAGGAAAGGATTGGGCGGAAAAAAGAGTAGAAATCCTCTATTCCCTGATTTGTCCTCGTACTGGGCAAGACACACATGGGCTACGGTAGCGGCAGAACTCGATGTTCCCAAAGAGGTAATCGCTCACGCACTCGGGCATAGCTGGGCGAACAGTACAACGACCGACATCTATATCCGCTTTGATATGCGGAAGGTGGACGAAGCCAATCGTAAGGTTATTGATTATGTGAATAGCACTAATAATTTATAAATGTAAAAAAGTAGGATTATTGGTAATGATTTATTATCTTTGCAAAAGCATATCAAGCGTTATGCAACCCTTACTGACGAAAAGACATGAAGAAACTTACAATCAAGCAAGAGAATTTTTGTAATTACTACATTGAGAGCGGGAACGCTTCCGACGCTTATCGTCGTGCCTATTCGTCCGAGAAGATGAGAGACAAACAAGTGTGGGAAGAATCTTGCAAATTGTTGTCTAACCCAAATGTAGCCCAAAGGGTCAAAGAGTTGCAGGAGGAACAAAAAAACAAATCGGATATAACTAAAGAACGCATTCTGCAAGAATTGTCCGGTATAGCTTTCTCATCCATTGCCAGCATGCACAACACATGGATAGAGCGTAAAGAATTTGATGAACTCTCTGACAAAGAGAAATCGGCAATAAAAAGTATATCTACCAAGATATTGAAAAAAAATATTGGAACAAGTGACGCCCCGGAAATTGTAGATGTCGAATATGTGAAGATAGAACTGTATGATAAGATAAAGGCTATTGAGCGTATATGTAAAATGCTTGGGTTTGATGAACCCACCGAAATAGAGATGAATACCAGCAAACCCATAAGCGTTGAGGAAGCAAAAAAACTGATAGAAAAGTTATGATGGATGGTGTACGGTATCTACAAGCATTCTGCATGTCTGGTGTCCTTAACTATACAAAATTGCTTTTCAAAAGCAAAACGGGACGCAGGTTTGTGGTGAGCAGGCATCACAAACGTATATGCAATGCGCTGGATGATGTCATTTCCGGAAAAATCCGAAAGCTGATAATCAATATTGCACCACGTTATGGGAAGACGGAACTGGCTGTAAAAAACTTCATATCTTACGGGCTGGCGCTCAACCCTTCTTCCAAATTCATCCACCTTTCATACTCTGACGATTTAGCCCATGATAATTCAGAAGAGATAAGGGACATCGTTAAATCGGAAGAGTATCAGCGGCTATTTCCGTATGTTCAGATAAAGCGAGGTACGGATAGTAAAAAGAAATGGAATACCACTGCTGGCGGTGGTGTATATGCCGTATCAACAGGCGGGCAGATAACGGGGTTTGGTGCCGGAGAGGTAGACGATATAGATGATAAGGAAATAGGGGCGGAAATAGACAGCATATCAAAAGAGGCAAGATTTGCTGGTGCTATTGTGATAGACGACCCAATCAAACCGGAAGACGCTCTATCTGACGTAAAGAGGGAGAAAATCAACCAGCGGTTTGAAACGACCATACGTAACCGTGTAAACAGCAGGAACACACCTATTATTATCATCATGCAACGGCTGCATGAAAACGACTTGTGCGGTTATCTTATGAAGACAGAACCCGGCGAATGGACTGTCCTCTCACTGCCTGCCATAGAGAATGAAGCGGATGGGAAGGAAGTACCTCTATGGGATTTCAAGCATACGCTGGATGAATTGCACCACCTTAATAAAATAAACCCTTTTACCTTTGAGACGCAATACATGCAAAATCCCACCCCGATGGTGGGACTTATGTATGGCGTATTCAAAACTTATAAGGAAATACCATACACCAACCGGGCTATCCGGAAGAACTACACCGATACCGCTGATACAGGCATCGACAAGCTATGTTCCATAGATTATATAGATACAGAAATCGGCAACTTCATTTTAAATGTTCTATATACGGATGCTCCTATGGAAGTTACGGAGCCGAAAGTCGCAACCATGCTTGCCAAGGACGGAATAACCGTGGCTAATATCGAAAGCAATAACGGCGGGCGTGGCTTTGCCCGAAATGTGGAGAAGCAATCACGTATCATTGGAAATGATGAAACAGAAATAAAATGGTTCCACCAATCCGGAAATAAAGAGGTGAGAATTTTCACCCGCTCTGCCGAAGTGATGAACCTCACATATATGCCTGAAGGCTGGGAAACTCTTTTCCCGGAATTTCATGCGGAGATAAAGTCTTTCAGGAAGTTCGGGAAGAATGCACATGATGACGGTGCGGATGCTCTTACCGGAACTGTTGAAAAGCGTGGGGAATTTGAATATGACAGTTATGATGACGGTGCGGCGGTTCTCTCCGGTATTCCGATTGTAGAAATACATCCACTGCTTAATGGAAGATTCGTCCATGCTAAAGCGTACATAGTGGATGGGGCGGTATATGTGGACGACGCATACATAGGAGAGCCGCTTCCTATCGAAGCGGTTAAGACATTTGTATCAGGTGCAGATGTGAATATTGAGGTTTCGCAGGCGATGCTTCATTATGTACGCGATTATAGAGCAGAAATAGGAGATGTCTGGGCAAGGCAGGAGAATGCAGGGAAAATAGCTTATATTGAAGCTTTTCGAGGATTAGTCCGAGGATTTAAATTTAAGAGAGACAATAAGATGTCATTGTTTATGCGTAATCTAATGGATTACGATGGCAAGGACGTATATGAAGCAATGTATGTATTGTGCTGTATAGCGGATAGGATAAAAAGAAAATTAAAAAAGTAATCGAAAAAAGATTGTTTGCTATTTGGAATTAGTCTAAATAATATGTATATTTGCACCCGTAGGGTCACTACAAGCGTGTGAAGTTGCACGCAACCGTATAAATGGACTAAAACACTAAATATATGGGAGTGGCCGCATTCATTTGCTGTCACTCCTGCTTTGTATATGGGCATATTTACTAAAATTTGGAAGCCGAAAAATAGAAAATCTATTCCGATGTATGACAGTGTAAATCGGGTAGAAAAGGACGCAGCAGGAAACTACTGGTTTTTATCTGATTTATTTGGTGCTCGTTCCAGATGGAAAGTATATTATGACATGACTAATAATTCAGATAAAGCTGAGGCACTTATTTCTTGCACTCCTTTTTTTACTGTAGTTGATAAAATCGGTTCCATGATGTCCCGTGGTGTTCCTTACGTTGTTGATAAAGACGGGAATGAAAAAAGAACTTATGCTGATATACGAAATATTCTCCACAATCCCAATCCGTTGCAAACATTTTCTTCGTTTGTAAAGCAGGCTGAGATATGCCTTAAAGTTTTCGGATATTGTCCTATTATTCTTGTGAGGGCTACAGAAAAAAGCGTTCCCAAAGCGATGTGGATAGTTCCCCCTGAAATATTCCATATAGAGGGAACGGGTAAGGTGTTTCGTCAGTATGAATTGAAGGATATTGTATCGAGCGCATATATTGACTGCAACGGACGGCGGATGGAATTGGAAGATTATGAATACATAATAGTATATGACAGCAATATCCTTGTTGAGAGCGGCAGGAGTGCAGATGTTAAATTCGAGTCAGTTTCAGACAGTTTGTCGCAGCCTATATCCAACTGGATAGCTTCCATGTCGGCAAGCTATACATTACTTGTAAACGGCGGCCCCAAAGGCGTACTCTATAACGACTACACAGACCAAATGGGTAATGTTGCTCTTTCTTCAGAAGATGAAAAGGAGATAAAAGACAGTTTTAAACGCGATTACGGCTTGGTGAACAAGGAATACCCCATTTTGGTGACACGTTATAAATTAGGATGGCTTCCCCTTGATTTTGATGCCGATAAATTAAAGCTTCATGAGGAGGATAAAAGATGTACGGATAAGATTGCCAATGCAATGGGAATAAATGCCAACCTGTTCACGGATGCCAAATATGATAATCTTGAAAGCGCCGGAAAAAAGGCTTATCAAGATGTGATTATTCCAGATAGCCGAAAGATAGCAGAATGTCTTTCAAAAGCTATATGCCCAGAGGGTGTTTTTATTAAGATTGATTTTGCAGACGTTGAATGTCTTCAAACTAACAAAGAGGCAGAAGCGAATACATTGGTTAAAGTGGCCGATGCAATGCAAAGATTATTGGACAAGTCTTTGATAACGCATGATGAAGCCCGTGTAGAAATCGCAAGATATATAGACATTGATCCGGATAATCCCAAGGGAGATTTTGACAACAATACAGCAAGCAGCGTATCTTCTGAGAACAACATCAATAACAGCAAAGAGAATGGAAACAAAGATGAATAAATACAAAGATAAAATGGGGATGCAATATAAATTATTCTCCATTAACTCAAAAGATGTCCAATATAGCCCCGAAAGCCGGACTATCAGCGGGTATGCTGCGATATTCGGAAATAAGGACAAGGCTCACGATATTTTATTAAAAGGTTGCTTCTCAAAAAGCATTAATGAAAGAGGCCCACAAAGCCAAGCAAACGACAAAATTATACTTCTTTGGATGCACTACCTGTCAGAGCCTTTGGGATTTATTACTGAATTAAAAGAAGATGATAGAGGGCTTTATTTTGAGGCGCGCATTGATGAGATTGAACTTGGAGATAGAGCCATAAAGCAACTTGAATCAGGCACGCTTAATCAATTCTCTATTGGCTATGAGTATGTATGGGAAAAATGTGAATGGGATTATGAAAAAGAGGCTTTGATTGTTAGAGAGGTTAAGCTATATGAAATATCAGTAGTGTCAATTGGTTGCAATGGGGAAACCGAGTATCTGGGGTTGAAGTCAATTGAAGACTATGAAAATTCTTATAAGGATTTAAGCAGTGAAATTTCCTCGTTATGTAAAAATATGAGTATGTCTAAGCAACTGCGTTTGCAAAAAATTATAGCCAAAGCAATGTCACTTGCATCTTTTAGGCCGGACAGTGTTATACCAGTTCCACCCAAAGAGAAGGAAGCCGGCAGTAATGGCAAAACGGAAGAAAAATCATTATGTAATTTATTAAAACTAAAATCGGTATGAAATTAGGATTTTTAGAACTTATGGACACATCCGGTCTGTCTGAAGAAAACAAAAAGTTTTTTGAATCTTTGGACGAAAAAATGGGAGAAGCTTTTGAAAAACAAGTGAAAGGCTATCTTTCGGATGAAGTTAAACTGGAAGATTTGCGCAAATCCATAAAGGATGCCGCTGATTCCATAAACGACATCAAGGAAAAGGATTTTGCCGGCATTGACAAAAAGACTTTTGAGGAGAAGGTTAATGAACTGGAGAATGCCATTTTACGTGTAAAGGCTTCTACTGAAGTGGGTAAAAACGGAGAGGTAAAGATTAAATCCGTTTATGAGCAGCTACACGAACAGCTCAAGGAGTATATTACCGCAGACAAGAAAGGTATTATGTCCCTCGATTTGAAATCGGCTTGCCAGGCGGCTCCCGGCAATAAGTTGGGATTAAATCTTGTGTTGGAAAAGAAAGATGCCGCGACTATTACTTCCGGGTCTCTTGCTCCGCATTACGGGATTGAGGTTGACCCAAATTTATCAGTCAATCCGAGAGCGCAGACTGTCATTCGGAAATATGCAAATGTATCGAGCACCAACAATCGGGCTTTGGTTTATGCGGAATACACAAGCAAGGATGGGGATGCTGCATGGGTTCCTGAGGGTGGATTAAAGCCCCTTATGGATGCGACATTGACGGAAAAAACGGTGACGGCCGCCAAAGTTGCAATTGCCGCCAAGTTTACAGAAGAAACCTTGTCCGACTTCCCAAGTTTCGTCAATGAAGTTGAAACGGAAATGATAAACAAACTTGGTATAAAAGAAGAACAGGGTATTTTGTCAGGCAATGGTTCCAGTGGGGAAATAAAAGGAGTTGCTTCAGATATGCCGGCATTTTCTCTTTCCACTTTCTACGTTGAAAGACCGAACATGTTTGATGCTCTTGTGGCAGCTTATTCGCAAATTGTATCTACCAGCGAAATGGCATATCGTCCCAACCTTGTATTGATGAACCCATTGGATTATGCGGCTATGCAGTTAGCTAAGGATGCTAATGGGCAGTATCTGCGCCCGTTCCGTTATGGAGATGAGCTTATTCAAGGATTACGTGTCGAAACGACTACGGCGATAGAACAAGGTGATTTTATCATGGGAGATTTCTCATATTTGAATATTCGCGACTTGTGGGCGTTGTCTATTACTATGGGATGGGAAAATGACGATTTCCGCAAAAACATTGTTACTGTAATCGCAGAGAAGAGATTAATGTGTTATATCAAATCGCAGTATAAAACAGCGTTTGTAAAGGACACATTTGCTACTGTAATAGAAGGTATCACTCAAGGAGTAGGAGGATAAAAAATGGCAAAAGAATATAGAATTAATTTGACGAAACGCTATAAAGTAACATTTATCAAAGATGGTGTGAAATATAAGTCCGGTGATGAAGTGTCAGTCGGTATGGCGCTTGCAAGCAAATTTTATGCGGAAGGTAAAATTGAAGCGACAAACGAACTGATTAACGACGCCAAAATGTTGGGTTGCGAGGAGCTGTTTACCAAACGTAAATCTGCAAGAAAAGATACGGTATGATAATTGACTACAAATCTTTCACTGGGTTGCTGAGTGTCGGGATAAATCCTGACACTGGCGCTCCCTCTATAACAAGAGATGCGGAGTTGGATAAAATAGAATCATATATTTCTGTATATGAACAGGAATATCTAATTCTTATACTTGGTGAGGATATGTGCAAGGCGTTTACCGATTATCTTAATTCAAAAGACGATAGCGTTGATAATAAATGGGATAGACTGTTTGCTCTTTTATCAGAAAAATACAGCCCTATTGCTTGCTATATATTTTTCAAGTATATAGCGGACGGAAATTACAGTGTTACAAATGTAGGAACGGTAACCTCTGCTGATGGAGATACTGTTTCTCCACAAGTTTTGCAAATTAGGGCATGGAATGATATGGTAAATATGAACAAACGTGTTTATCAACTTTTACAAGGCAAGGAATATGCCGGTATATGTTTCAACCCATGTATGCTGCGTAAAATAAATTGTATGGGGATATGAAATCAGTAAATGATATATTTGCGGACATTGTAAAAAAGGTATCAAAAAGATACGGAAGCAATGTGTCGTTTTTATTCGGAGACTGGGCTTACATAAGCAATCAACTAACTTTATGGGGCAAAAGTCCTAAGACAAGCAAATTGAAGTTTCCTATAATATGTCTTTACTCTCCATTTACGGAAGATAGAAGTTCTGCCCAAACAGAGGTTGGATTGGAGTTTATTATCATGGTGAACACTTTGAAAGAATATTCAAACGAAGACCGGCAAAAGACTTCCTTTGAACAGGTCTTGCGACCTATATATCGCCTTTTCTTGGACGAAATCAAGAAAGATATAAATATTGTTTGTCATTACGATAATGTGGTTCCACACTCCTATATTGAAAATTACCGATATGGCAGGGTTGGTGTTATAGGTGAAGACGGCAAACCTTTCAGCGATTTTATTGATGCTATTGAAATGAAGAATGTAAATTTAACCATTAAAGAAGTAAAATGTTATGGCAACAGATTATAGAAAATGTCCGGGTGTTGCAACTTTTAATACAGGTAGCTCCGTATGCGTGCTTGACCCCGGTAAAATAAAAGCTATCATATTGACTATTCACGGTCATAAGATACCTACAGAGAAAACAGCAGAAGCCTTTGAGAAGGCTTGTCATGCAGACCGTCCCGGAAGAATATTCCCTATTAAAACAATTGTGGAATATGCTCCTTCCGGTGGAGAAGCGCAAACTTCTGCTACAGGATACGGCCCTACAAAAGTCACAGGCTATTCTGCAAAAAATGATGTATGGACTTTGCAGGATTATGACGCCAGTTTGAAGGCAAACATAATGGCGGCAAAGAATGTGGCATTCGATGCTTATTTTGTTGACGAAAACAATGTTGTTTACGGAGTGAATGACGGCACCGAAGATTTGGCAGGTATTCCCTTATCAGGCGTTTATCCTGGTGGGCAAGATTGGGATTCCTCCGGCACAGAAGCCAATCTAACTATTGCAACCATGTTCAAGGATTACGAGAAATATGTCAAAAATGCGGATGTGAGAGCCTATGATTTTGATGTTGTTGATGCATTGAAAGGATTGGTTTATGTCGATTTGGTATCAACGGAATCAAATAAGTATAAATTGATTGAGCACTTCGGGAAGCTGGACATTACGGAGTACTACGGTGAGTTGCTGGCAAAAAATGCAGAAAAAGTATTGATTGGAGCAACAAGTGCTTCTTATGCTGACGGAGTTATTACTACTGTTGGAGAAGGTTCTATTACTCTTGCATCTCCCTCTGTATTGCAAGAATCCGGAATTACAGGTATCGAGGCTTGGGTATGATAGTAGAAGGTGTAACGTTCAATGAAGACAGGGTAAAGAAAATGAAGAAGAGGGACTTCATAGATGCCCATAAGAACGTATTTTTTCTTGACCGCCCGCCCGAAGAAAGGGAGAAGACCCTTTCGTCCATCTATGACGATATAACATCCTCTAATGCACCCAAGCAAAAGAAGGATGATTATATATTGTAACTGTGTTGTGCATTCAATTAGGGGCGTTTATTCGCCCCTAAATTATATCTGTTATGGCGAATATTATTGAAGCAGAAGAAAATATCAGGCGTTTTGTTACAGGGTTCGAGCCGATGATACGAGATGTTATGGTAAAAAATAAAGAGGAAGTTTCGCAATACATCGTAGAGCAATTATGGTCTGGTATTAATGGCAATGATAAGCCATTACGCCCCACTTACCTCAATGACCCGTATTTCAACACCAAAGAAGCAGGACATTGGTACAAGAATGCCAAAGGCTATGCAGCTTTCAAGCAAAGGGTAGCCCCGCTTATGTATTCTTCATTAATAAATGCTCCGGTAAGTTCTAAGGGAACCCCAAATCTTGTGATAACAGGAGATTTTCACAATTCTATTACAGCTGTACCAACAGATAAGGGATTAAGGATTGAAAGTGTAGGAATAAGTTTTAGCAATGATATAGAAAAGAAATACGGTCAGGCAATTTACAAGGTCGGTTCTTATGCAAGAAAGGTTTTTATAGAAAAGTATATAAAGCAAGGTATTGCAGAGTATTTCAGAAAATTCGGTTTATAATGGGCTGTGCGTGTGAAAACAAAAAGAGAATGGCAGATATAGCTAAGATGCGTTCGCTTGCAAGAAAAGCCGCAAAGATGGAGGGGAAAGTATATATCCTTTATGAGAAAGACGGGGTTTTCAATTTTTGCCCGAGAGGCGAAACGTTCAACGGGAAACTGATTGAATATGTTTGGTTCTAATTTAGAGAAAATATATCTTTGCTGAAAAATATTCTTATTATGGCACAAGAAAGTAAATACGCATACGATGAGGATAGTGTAAAGGCTATCGTTCATTGGGCTTTAACGGCTCAATTACCCACTCAAATAGAGTTGAGCGAATCGGAGAATATATTAGATGTTCAAAAGTACATACAGGCGAATATACACGATATAAACCAGCATTTCCCCGACCCGTTTTACAATCCGGCGATTGACAGGCTGTATAGATTGAAAGAGTTTATGGAGAAATGAATAAAAGCCCTAAGCGGGATGGTTTAGGGCTTTATTTTTTACCATAGTGATACCTCATAGAGAGCACATAAACTGTGATTATTTCATCATTAACTGAATAGATAATGCGATGCTCCGAATTTATGCGCCGAGACCATTTGCCAGACAAGTCATATTTCAGAGATTCTGGTTTGCCTATTCCGGTATAAGGGTGTTTGGCTATATCTTCAAGCAGTGACAATATTTTATTTATTATAGCCTTATTACCGCTTCGTACAAAATATTGGTATTCTTCTTTTGCTTGTGCGGAAAGTGTTATTTTGTACATATAGCCCGATTTAAAAAGTCCGACATACTTTCTCCCTCATGTTGAGAAACGTAATTCCCATTCTTAATATCTTCTTCCCCTTTTCTGATAGCTTCCATCGTTGCCGGAGATTTCATTATATATTCAGTTTCTTTAATGGAGTTGTATTCATCTAAAGATATGACGACAACGCTTTCATTGCCGGCACGGTGCACCAGCAACGGCTCACTGTCATTTATCACACCATCAAGATAGTGCTTAAGGTTATTCCTTAGCTCTGAATAGTTAGCTGTTCTCATAATCTACTTGTATCTATTGTTTAGTACAAATATAGGTACTTATTTTTGTACTTGCAAGAGATTGCAAATATAGGAATGTAATTTAGACAAATTCTAGATAATTTTATATCTTTGCATTATCATGTGATGTTGCATGACACCCAATATTAGGACTTATGGCAAACGAATTTGTAATTACCGATTTAGTAGACAAAAAAGCCGTACAACAATTAAAGGAACTCCGTCTTGAATTTGATAGTACAAAAGGGGCTTATGTGGCGCTTGCTAAGGAGTTGGCGCAAGGAGTAAAAACTGATCCCAAAACATTTGATGAACTTTCCCAAAAAGCACGTAATTATACCTCGCTGTTGGAGAAATTGAATAAGACGCAAGAAAATATGGCATCTATTCAGGCAAGACAACTTACCGTGCTACGTCAAGTATCCCAGCAACTAAATTCAATGTCATCTTTGCAAAAGTTAAATCTTTTGTTTGAACAGTTCGCCAAAAATATCAAGAATGCAAGTGATATGCTTGCCGGACTATCTTCGACATCTAATCAAGTGGCATCCGCACAAGATAACGCAGCTAAAAGTACCCAAACGGCAAGTAGTACAATAAGCCAAGCGTCTACCCAGTTGCAAGCAGCAAACATGAATTATGCTTCAATCATTGATACAGTGCAGGCGTATGACAGCGAAGTTACCAAGTTAACGGCTGATACAATAGCCAACAAAGAGGCCATGAAGCAAATTCTTGCAGACATTAAGGCTCTTGAAAAGTCTTATAAAGACGGGAATATAACCTTGTCTGAATACACGAGGCAGTCTGCATTGTTAAAACAGAGGCATACTGAACTGATGGCGCAAAATCAGCAATATTCGGCTTTGATTAAAAACCATTCCACAGCAATTATTTCAGCTTCAGGCAGCTATTATGAAATGAATGCCGCCATGCTCGAATTGCAGAAGCGATACAAGGCCTTAAGTGAAGCTGACCGGGAAAGTAGTATCGGAAAGAATTTAATAACTCAGGCCAACGCTTTAAACGATAAGTTAAAGGATATTGACGCCAAATTTGGCAATTATCAGAGGAACGTGGGGAATTATGCATCTTCGTGGAACGGATTGAGCGTACAGACACAGCAATTATTACGAGAGCTACCTTCTTTAACAGTGAGTTTCAATCAGTTTTTTCTTGCTATTTCCAATAACTTACCCATGTTTGCGGATGAGCTTAAAAGAGCAAGTGAAGAGTTTAAGTCCTTGAAAGCGCAGGGTAAAGACGCTGTTCCGGTTTGGAAACAGCTATTGGGGAGCTTGTTTTCTTGGCGGTCTGCGTTGGTAATAGGCATCACACTTCTGTCTGCATACGGGAATGAGATTGCAGATTGGATTTCAAGTTTATTTAAAGGGAAGAAAGTATTAGATGGAATTGCAAGCGCAGAGACAGAATTGGCAAATGCAAAACGCAAAGGAATATCCGATAGCATTAAAGAAAGGGCAGAGTTGGATTTGTTATACAAGGCTTCGCAAGACAATAGCCGTTTAATGAAAGAACGTATTGCAGCCATAGATGAATTACAGAGAAAATACCCTGCTTATTTCGGCAATATGTCAAAAGAGGAAATTTTAGCTGGAAAGGCATCTGATACGTATATAAAGCTTTCTAAATCTATAATAGAAGTAGCAACCGCAAAAGCTAAAATGACGGAAATAGAAAATCTTTCTACAAGAGCATTGGATTTATCAATGAAAGCGGCAGGCAAACTAATGGAGATACGAAAAGCTGAAGCTGAAACAGACTATGTAGATCCTTTTTCCGGAGAAATTATAAAATCAGCTGATAGAGTAGCTAATTTAAAAAAGGAGTATGAAGGATTAACTGAAGAATTACGAAATGTATATTCTGCCCAAATGGCTATATCAAGAAGTATAAAAATTACAGATTATATAGGGGGAGATGATAAAGCCTATGAAGAGCAAAAAAGAAAAGCGGAAGAATACGCTGAATATATCAAGAGGATAACAGAGGACTTATCCAAATCCCGGATAGAATTGATTGCTGACGGTAGAGAAAGGGAGATAGCCGAAATCAACAAGGAGTATGAAGGCAAAATAAAAGAGATAAAAGGCAATTCCGAAAAAGAGACAGAACTTCGGAAAAACCTTGAAATACTTAAAAACAAGGCTATTGCGGAAGTAAACAACAAGTACGATAAGGAACTCCTTGAAATAGAAAAGACAAATCTTGAAAATCGATTAGCTTCCATTGGTGAAAGTTCTAATGAAGAATTGAATAAACGCCTCAATATTCAAATCCAGCTAAATAATATGATGCGTGATGCGGAAATAAAAGACGCAGAGAGAAATGGAGAGGATGTTGTGGCAATACGCATGAAGTATATGCAACGGGAAAATTCCCTTATAGTGAGAACTCTTCAAGAAAGGATTGGGTTGATTGAGGCAAGTACAGATAGGATTGTAGACAGGCAAGAGACGTCTTCATTAGAAGAAGCTAATATTGTAAAGAAGCAGTATGCGGAAGGCGAAATAAGTAAAGAGGATTACGAAAAGAAATTATATGATATTGGAGTTAAGTATTCTAAGGCACGCTTGCAGGCTCTTATAAAAGAAGTTGAATCAGAGATGTCATTACTTGACCCTGCTGATGAAAAATATCAGGATTTAGAAGATAGGTTAGCCAATCTGCAAGCGCAAATAGACGGAATAAGCTACGATGATGCAAATAAGAAGCGAGAGGAGTGGGCTGATAAATTCAAGGAAGGTTTATCAGAAATGAATAGCGCCGCAAGAGATTCTCTTGGTGAAATAGCTGGGATTTTTGAAGGGCTTTCCGATATAATTGCGGATGTTGCAGAAAACGGGAAATTAAGTTTTGAAGCTCTTTTAAAAAGTGTAGGGAAAATTGTTGACGGAATAACTTCGTTAATGACAGATATATACGATGCGAGAATTGAAAATATTGAAAAAGAACAGGACGCCAATGATGAAGCATATGATAAAGAGATAGAGCGCATAGAAGCTCTTGAAGAGAACGGGGCTATCTCCAAGGAAGAAGCAGAGCTTCGCAAACGTGCAGCCGAGGATAAGACAGCTGCTAAAAATGAGGAACTTGAAAAGAAAAAGGCCGCATTACAAGAAAAACAAGCAAGATGGGATAAAGCCAATTCTATTGTTCAGGCGGGAATAGCTACAGCCTTAGCTATAACAAAGGCTTTGCCTAATTTAGTCCTTGCTGCTTTAGTTGGTGCTATGGGAGCCGCACAAGTTGCCATTATAGCCGCCCAGTCTATCCCCAAATACGCCAAAGGAACAAAAGACCATCCGGGCGGTTTAGCCATTGTCGGTGACGGTGGCAAGAAAGAGGGGATTGTTACTGATAACGGGCTTTTTATCACTCCTGATAAGCCGACTTTGGTAGACATTCCGGCACATGCGCAAGTAATTCCAGATTTGTCATATATCTATGACCGCAGAGGTCTTGCGTCTGATTACGGACTATTGGAGCAAAGACTAAAGAATATGAGAGAAGAAGGGGTTGTAGTCAATGTAAGCAACGATTACAGCCGACTTGAAAAGAAGATGGAAAGCAATACCAAACAATTGCAAAGTATCGGAAGAATGATGAAAAAAGCCAATCAACGTGCGGATTATAATTGGATTTCAAATAGAGTATAAGATATGATATATAATGACTTGGATAAAATATGCCTTTCCCGTTTTATAGACATATTCTTGGGAGACATTGATAAAGTGGTGCAAGGTGGTAAATATAGTACTGAAGAGAAGGCTTTAGCCGCCGAGAAACTGTGTAACGAATATCTGTCAATAGTCGGCGGAAAATCTGCGATCTCCCTGATAAGCCGGAGAAACGAAATTCTTAAAATCCAAATTCGATTAAACTGCCTTGCTGTATGCGAAAAGATGATTTTATCAGATGATTGGAGCGATGTTGTAGAGGTGATGTCTACTTTAGGCTATAAGTTCAAAGAGGACGAACACGACAAGATAAGAAACCGGATAAGCAGCGTTTCCGCCTCTGATAAATATCGCCTTGCAAAATTGGCTGAAACATCTTCCGATATGGGGAAAACGAAAATGGATAGGGAATACTTTACCAAAGAACGTGTTTCGTTGATGTCTTATGTAAAAATGCACATTGACGAGAGTACGTTTTCTGCTAAAGAATATGCCTATATGGTTAGGCGTATGTGTGATGATATAGATGCTATGATACGTTCAACTTCAAAAAAGAAATAAGTATGTATTACAGATGTGAGTTATTGGTAAACGGAATGGCGTATGATGCTACGAATGAACTTGTAAATTGGGCTGATGTGGAAATGTCGTTCAAAAGAGGAGACTATGACGGGGTAGTCCGCAGTTTTTCCACAAAATTTGAGTTTGCTAACGGGGCTTTTTCATTGTTGCTGAAAGAATATCTGGAGCAGTATTTAAATTCTTCCGCCACAATAGTGTTCTATATACGTAATAACTCATGGCTTCTCAACGAAAAGTTCAGATGTGCGCTTGACTTCTCGACATTCACATATAGCAATACGACGTGCGAAATAAATGCCGTTGATAACAGCCTCGCAAGCTTGATTAAGTCCAAGAAAGGTACGCAGTATGAATATCCGGTTAGTGAATTGAAAGATAGTACCCCTCTTTACTATGATAGGTTGGAAATGACAAGCCATATAGAATGGCTTATACCCAGCCAAAGCGACAGTAGTGATATTGTCTATGAGTTTACGGCAAGTAACGGGAAAGATTTTTATATGGTTCCGCTTTATATAAAAACTTCAGAAATAGCCACAAAAAACATAATAGAAGTTTATGATGTGGAATATGAGAAGATAACAGAAAAAGAGAATGAACTCAGTGTAAAAAATAAATTTCCTTATTTCTTTGATAATATATCCGCAAGGCCGCTGACTGTTTCCGTTAAGTGTAAATTTGATATAGCGCATCGATTGTTCGTATCAGAATTGGTATTACATAAAATAGATAAAAGCGGAAATCACACAAATGTATACAATCTCTCTCTTCCGGATAGAAACCCGACTGTACATACTGTTGATATAGACAAGACGGTTACATTGGAACCGGGAGAAAAATTATCCTTATTTTTCCATGCGGTAAAAACGACTACCGGCGGGAATGTAACCGTGACCTTATCCAATATGACTATTCCAATGACGATAGAATTTATTGCAAGGGATAAGCCGATAGATGTGGATGTAATTAAGCCTGTTACTTTATTAAACAGATTGCTTCGGTCTATAAACAACGATAAGGATGGTGTCATAGGAGAAATAGCTGTGACCGATAATCCCAATTTATATATCGGTATAAACAACGCATTGATTGTTCCGGCAGAAAGTATAAGAGGGTTGGAAAAAGCAAAGGTATATACCTCATACACGAAATTTGCAAATTGGATGAGTGCCGTTTTCGGGTTTGTGCCTGTAATCGGTGAGAACAAGGTTACATTTGTGCCTCGTGATACCCTATTTCAAGACAAGGAAGTTAAAGATTTAGGGGATGCTGTTACAGACTTTTCATATAATGTAGATTCATCAATGGTTTATTCAAGGGTAAAAGTCGGATATGACAAGCAGGATTATGACAGCGTAAATGGGCGTGATGAGTTTCATTTTACAAATGAATACACTACGGGAATTACACTGACGGATAATGTTTTTGAGATGATAAGCCCTTACCGTGCAGATGTATACGGAATTGAGTTCCTTGCTGCAAAACAGGGAGAAAAGACTACCGATAGCGACAGTGATAACGACGTGTTCTTTGTAGGAGCTTTACTTAGCGATTCAAAGTACAAGCTTATTCGGTGGAACGTTTCAGGGGTTATATCGCCTTCCACTATGTTTAACGTTATGTATGCGCCTTTTTATATGATTGATGCCAATAAAGGTTTTTTAGCTGCATTTGCCCAGACACTCAATTTCGCTTCATCTGACGGGAATAGCGATGTCTCGTTCAATGGGGAGAGCGTGAAAGACGATTTTGTATTAGGCAGCAGATTATTCTCAGTGGGTGAATTGTCCGTTGAAACTGGCGATTTGGAAACTCCTTCCGACTTATCCGGCTATATTCGGGTGGAGAAGAACGGGCATATTTATAAAGGTTATGTAAAAAGTGCAAGCTATAACTACGGCAGACCGGAAGCGGTAAAATATATTTTGATAGTAAAGGATGTGAATTGATTATTTTTAAAATAATTATTTGGAATTAGTCTAAATAGTGTGTATATTTGCGCAAGATGTGTGAAGTTACACGTCACTGTAAAAAGGACGAAAAGACATGGTAAAAGTTGGTGATGTTTGCCCTCTTTTTTTCTCACCTATAAAAGATAAGTTTGGGCTTGATATGGACTATATTCAGAAGTTTCACTCTTCTGACAAAATCCATATACAGGTATTTACTAATGCTTCAGAGGAAGTATCAGTGAGCCTAAACGACCTTGCAACAGGCAATTCCACATCAATACCACTTTCTACATATAATCACAATGATAACGTAGTGATGTATTACGCCATTCTCCGGGAATTGGAAGATGCCGTATATACAGTAACAATCAATGGAAGTACCTCAGAACCTTTTATCGTATGTTCCTCTGACACTCTATTAGAGGAAACAGTACTTATTCGTTATTCTCATAAAAGCAACAATTCCTCTTTTGATAATATATTCTGGATTGATGATATTCAGCAGATATTTAATTTTCGTGTAGAAGCTGGTTTTAAGCCGAACGGATATTCGCCTCAGATAGATAACGAGCAATACCGTAATCAAATGCAGGAAATAGAAGAATTATATGCAGTGCCCTATGATGTGTATAATCTTACGATAGGAAATTCGAGCGGTGTTCCTTATTGGTTCGCAAAACACATAAACCGTATCCTATGCCTTTCTATGGTGGAAATTGATGGAACAAGATATGTCCGTTCGGAAAGTTCTGTGCCTGAAATGACGCAAGTTATTGAAGATAGCCAATTGTTCCAAATAAGCATGGCTCTTGAATTACAGAATAACGACATTGCGGGTATCGGCGGCTCTCCTGAAGCGGGTTCTTCCGCCTCTTTTCCTGCATTTCTGATAGACCATGCCAAAGATGGGGAAATGTTACAATTCAGTGCGGAGAAAGCTGCATTTACTAATGTTGATAAAGTTGAAGTATGAAAAAGCGGGTTAGTAAAATATTGTGGTTTGGTGACGCACTTGATGAAAACCATCAGGCGATACCCCCTGCTTTATCTCCGAGTGACGAAGAGCATCTGCAAGGGTTAAATCTTGGGGAAATATATATCTGTGTTGCAGATGCCGACCCTGCATTGTTTATCAGAACTTCTGCCGACCGGATTGTCTACTTTAAGGCTCTTGATATAGAGGCTCTATCAAAGTTCTTTATAAGAAAGGACAGGCCGGACGAAGCAGGATTTTTAATAAAGTTCTTAGGTGGATTATTTTCTGACTACATCCAATCAATGAACTTTTCTTCCGGTGCGCTCGGTGAGGGTTTTGTCATCAAAGTAGACAGCAAGACGGGTAAATCCTACATTGAAGTAGATGAACTGTTTGTCCGCATCAAAGCGATGTTCTCTGAGTTGGAGATAAAGAAACTCTCTTATGCAGGGGGTAACTACATGTTTACTGCCGCCGGAATGAAATGCGGAACGGTGGAAGAGCATGAAGATTTTTGGCGCTGCTATCTTTTGGTGGATGATGGAGAAACGGCTATCGAGAACCCGTTCAAAGAAGGCGACCTGGTACGGTTTCAAGACTTCAACATCAAACCGGGTGTTTACGATAATGTTTCCAACCGTTATTACTGGCGTTTGTGTGTGGGTGTTGGCGAGGATTATATTGATTTAAGCAAGACAGACTGTGATGCCGGTAGTAACATACCGCAGGAAGGTGACAGCCTTGTACAACTCGGAAATAGAACAGATAAGAAGCGTCAGAATGCAATAACATTGTCTGTGTATGGCGATGATGCGCCAAGTATTCATCAATACGCCGGAATAGATTCCTATTCAATGGCGGGCAAGGAAGTGACGGTTATCAGTCCGCAAGGTAACAAGTTCATGGGTGACTTTATTTTGAAGACCGGCATAAATATTATGACCCAGTTCAAGATATTGGAAGACCTTATTTATTCGGAAATCTCCAAAGTGCTTGACGAAATACAGGCAGAGGATAACTACCTGTACAATTCGGCATTCGCATCCAATACGAACGGTTGGGAAGCGAAGAATGACATTCACTTTTTCACTGTAAACGGAAAATTCTTATTGGTGAATGGAAAGTTCTACTCCCGTAAGGATGCTATGGCTGCCATTATCAGAGACGGAGATAGAAACGTGCTTCGCATACTTTCTTCCGGCATAAAACAATCTAATACTGATTTAGCCAATAAGCCGACTTATGAGGAAGGAGAAGAACCGAGAAAGTTCTTTATCTCCTTTAAATACAAGGTGATTACAGCAGGAACTATTACGATAGGCTTTCCCGGTCAGAACCTGCATTTCACCGAACAGCTCGAACCGGGTGAAGAATATACAATAAAGGAGTATACCGGCACATGGGACGGAACGGGCGATTTTGAATTGAAGTTCACAGGGGACATATACATACATTCGTTGGCGTTGACCGATAATGCCTACGAGGACATGATAACAAAGTTTGAAACCCAGCTAAGCCAAACCAACGAAAAGATTGAAGCGGTAGCGGAAAGAACGTCCAATCTTGAAAGCAAGAGCGCAGGATGGTTAACCACTGCGGATGGTGTCAAGATTTGGGCGGCGGCGGAGTTCAATGACAAAGGCGGAGACGGTAATACTAAAGTGTCATCTCTGTTTAATGTGTCGGCGGATAAAATATCGTTAAAGTCGCAGTATATTCAACTGGAAGGAGTAATTACGGCCAATGGGAACATAAAGATACACGAAGATGGTTCTATCGAATGTCATAACGGCTCTTTTACGGGGGACATAACGGCAACCAACGGATATATAGGCGCCTTTAAGATAACCCAATACGGACTTGAGAATATTACATCAAATCCGACCGCAAGATTGCGGATAGGACAGGATGGCGGAAGATTTTTTGAAGTGAATACTACCACTAATACAATGTGCGGTATTCGCGGAGATGAAATGACGGCGCTTAGTCTAAGTGCTTACGGTAATAACTCCGTCGGCGTAGATATAATTGCCCAAGCCGGATTTAACACTTATGCGATAAAGGCGTTAGGAAATGTGATGCTTGATGCCAGAAGCGGAGAATCGGTAAGAATAAACAGATTAGACGCCGCAGGAGTATCGATAGGCGTGAAAAGATTAGGCGTCAGTACGATTGGAGTACCATCTTCTTATACGCTTACCGATGCGGATGATTTCGTAACTTATAGTAATGCTACTCCAAGTTATGACCCGGTTTTATATCTGCCGAGTTCCGCCAATCCCGGTAAGATAGTATTTGTGAAGAATCAGTTAAGTAGGAATATAATAGTAAGAGGGAATCTTATGAATGCCAATGATAGAGGAACCAAATCAGAGACAGCCCTGAATGGAGTTTCGAGTATTTATATTTTCGATGGTTCCTACTGGGTTCATTTCTTCTGTGGATAACATTAAAACGATTATAGATTATGAAAAAGATAAACTTTGAAAAGATGCTGATTGCGACAGATGTAGCCCGTAAACATTGTGAAAACAAGGATTGCCGGGAAGATTTTGCTAATGTACTATACCGTAACGGTAACGGTATCGCATCACATGCACTTGCTATGAAGATATATAATTCCGGTGAAGAAACAGAATATACCGATGAGGAAGTGACTTTGATACAGGAGTATGCAAATGCTTTTTGCAAACCTTTCTTCATTGACGCACTAAACCGCACTATCGCCAATCAACCGGAAGAAGTAACCGATAAACAATAATAATTATGGCTTGGACTGAACAGGATTATCAAGAAATAGTTGCCCGTCTTATGGCTGAATCCATAGGGGTTAATGAAGTGCCGGATGCGGGAAGCACGGATGACATATCATCTCTTCCGGCCTATCAACCGGCAAACGGGACAGAAGTGCCTACCGTAGTAAAAGCATCTCTTGAATTGTTGGTTGCTCCTGCTTTGGATGCTGCCGATAAGGCAAACGAAGCCGCCGATAAAGCAGAAAACAATGCCACCGCAGCACAGACAGCCGCAAATACCGCCAATGAGAAAGCAGAACTGGCGGCACAAGCTGCGTCCGATGTCAACGCAGCTAAAGAAGGAGCAGAAACGGCTGCTCAATCCGCAAATACCGCTGCATCTAATGCCAATGAAAAGGCGGTACTTGCTGATACCGCAGCGGCCAATGCCAACGACACCGCGGAACATCCTACCTATATCGGACAAGACCACTATGTCTACAAATGGAACAAGACCGCCCAAGCATACGACAAGACAGACATCTACACCAAAGGCGATGCTTTCTCTATCAAGAAGGTATATGCTTCAGTTGCTAACATGGAAGCCGATAAGAGCAATCCGGATATTACAGAAGGTGATTTTGTATTGGTGAATACGGGTGATGTTGAAGACCCCGACAATGCAAAATTGTATGTCAAGGCTGATGGTGACTTTGAGTTCCTTGTCGATATGTCCGGTGCTATCGGTTTTACGGGCAAGACACCGCAGTTTTCAATAGGTACAATATCCACGCTTGAAGCCGGGTCAACGGCAACGGCTACCATATCAGAGGATGGAGTGGACAGTGACGGCAATCCGAAGTACAAAATAAACTTTGCCATTCCTCGTGGTAATCCCGGTGCTCCTTTCCGTATTGCCGGAGAATACGCCACCCTTGAAGCCTTGAAATCCGCCGTTCCCGACGGTTCGGCAGTTGACGGGTTCATGGCCGTAGGTACTGAAGCTCCTTACGATTACTACGCATGGGTAAACGGCGGCTGGGTTAATCAGGGGAAGATAGCGGGCGGCGGTTCGGGAAACGTGGTAGTTATTCCTGCTGCTGCGATGAGCCTAAGCGACCAAGCAACATCCGATGAGATATTTAATGCCTTTGGTGGGAAAGATGCTTTCATGGATATATGTCAGAGCATCGTCAATAAAGATACTGTATGTGTTGTGGCAAACATCCCCGAAGAATCAGGAATGAAAATTGTATATATTCCGGCAATGGCGATGGCTACCTATACGGATGCTAATAATGCTAATCTTATGATTGCAATTATTACACAAACTACTTTCCAATTAGGTATAACAGTCACGGATGGAGTTGCTACCCAATCGTATCAGGTTTTAAATCATATTTACGAAGCCCCCTCTGACGGTAACGTCTACGGTCGTAAAAATAAAGATTGGGTGGAAGTTCCCGAGCATTTAAATCTTACATCAGAGGATTTAAATGACATAAATGGAGCGGGGTTTGCTACGCAGAAAAGCATTGCTGATTACACAACACCTGAAAATAATTATCCCATTAATGAGAATGGAGCATTGATTTTCGCAAACGCCCATTATAGCCGTTCTAATCAAATCTATGGCTCTTATCTAACTAATAGATGGTTTGCAAGAGGCGGTGGAAATCAACAAGGAATTAGGACTGATTGGAAAGAATTTGTGTTTACTGGTGACGTCCTCACCAAGACCAACACTTCATCGTTCACCCCTACGGAGCCTTATCATCCGGCGACAAAGAAATACGTTGATGATAAAATTTTTGCTAGAGACGTAGACGGTACTATTATCAATAAATGGATTAATAACACTGTCATAACAGGAGAAACCGTACAGGATTTAGCTGACGAATTATTTGGTAATTTTAGAAGTTTTGTTGAGGGTTATTCTGATGGAAAATATACAGACCTTAGATTTAGTACAAGACATTTTGACGATACGACTGGAGCTTGGTTTGGTTATATCATAAATGCAAATATTCAGTATTGCTTGGCAGAAGCAGGAAATGGATATTACGCATTACTGTTTACTTTTGGCTACATGACATCATTAAAGTATTGCTATATATACTACTATGATGTATCGGAAACAAGCAATAACAATAAGATTGTAATTACAGATGTTATTACTTCCGACAACCTCACCACCATCACCAAGAAAACCGCCGCCGAATACGAGGCTCTTGGCTCTAAGGATGCCAATACAGTATATTGTATAACCGATTAAAACAACAATTATGAGTAACGAAAATAGTAATCTTAGAGTTGGTTCGGCTGGAGCTGGGCTGTTTGTGGGTAGTACTGAAATATTGGGTGGCGGAGTGGAAAATTTACTGAAAGAAATTACCATTGCACCGGATTTTATAAATCAAGGTAATCAAGGTAGAATTTTGATTGCTAATCTTAGTGATAATGATGGAATAACTCTTGAAAGAGAAGGCATTCCAACTGTTATTCCTGCACGCCACATAGAATGGTACTCGATAGATATAGAGGCGATGGATCACAACGTTTATAATTACGGTGATATAGACGTTAGATGTTTGTGTGCCTATGTAGAAAATGGTTCTAATTATCCTAAAGTATATTTTACAGACATTACGGTTTTATATGAGGATAGTTGCCTGGACTTTACAACGTATTTCACCGCGATATTAATATTTAATGCTATTTGATATGAAAACAATCTATTACAACAGCAAATTAGCCAAACTGATACTCTTTGGCAGCTATCATACAATCATGCTCTTCGGCTTCATCCTATCCATTCTGAAAGAGATAACCGCTGAGACAGAACGCCATGAGCGTACACATCAGAAACAGTTCTTCGAGTGCATGGAGATAGCGGCTATCCCGTCCGTATTGTTGGCGTTCCATGTCAGTGCGTGGTGGTTGCTCCTTATCCCGCTGTTCTATTACATTCTGTATGGCGTGGAGTGGTTCATCAGTCTTGTGTACCACTTGTTCACGGATGAACGGATAGGTGGCGGCAAAGTGAACGCCAACGCTTACCGTGCGAGTGCGTTTGAGATGGAAGCCAAACTTAACCAAGACAATCCAAACTATTTGAAAGAGCGGAAGTGGGGAGCGTGGCTCCATTATTACGGAAAAATATAAAATCCCGTCCTACTCTCACGAGCAAAACGGGGATAGCGGTAATTACATACCGCTGTGAACGGCACAAAGATAAGGATAATTGTAAAAGTAACGATAAGATGAATACAGATGTTGTAAACGCAGCCCTTCAAACAGGAAAGGGTATTAGTGATTTCGGAATGATGGCTATAACCGCAGGCTTTTTCCTTGTATTGTCAGCACTTCTTATGGTGGTCTGCTTCCGTTGGTTTATGAAAGTAATTAACGACGTAATGACTTCGCATAAAGATATGCTTGAAGACCTGAACAAACAAATGGTGGAGAACAACCATGTCATGAAAAGAATTGCAGAGGGGCTTATGCCGGAAACGCAATTGCGCATCAAGACAATATCAAATGTATTCTTCGACCTCTCTGTAGAAAAAGTGTGCCGTATTATTAAGAAAGTTCGTACAGAAAACCATATCGCTGATAAAGTGGCTACCGCAAAGAAGATACGCGGATTACTAACAAATCTTCACGAGGATAGAAATAGTAAATTCGACTGCTTTACGTATCATGGAAATAAGCTATCGGAGTACACGGAAAGAAAGTGGATTGAGCAGGTTGCTAAAGTTATAGAGGCTGAAATATACAATGAAGCCGGGGAAAACAACGGAAGAGCTTATACGAATGTTGAATCGGCTTATGCAAATATAAGATTGGAATTTTATCATAATTTGAATGAGAGAAAGGAGTAACAAAATGAAAAAGAAATTGATTATCGCAGCGATTGTTATCGCTATCATCGTGGGAGTTATGCTTTACATGCACTACACTCCGTTTTGGGTAAACTTGACTACTGTTGTGTCATTCGGTGTCGGCGCTGTTGTCGGTTGGGTGGCTCGTGTGGTTTATGACAAATACTTTAGAAAGGAGAAATAGTATGAGATACTTTACAATTGCAGAACTGATTAAAAGCGAAACGGCTGATAAGAAAGCTATAGATAACAGACTACCGAAAGAACTGCTTCCCAATGCACAAGCGTTGGTTGACAATGTTCTCGACCCGTTAAGAGAGGCTTACGGCAAGCCTATCACAGTAACAAGCGGATACCGTTGTCCTGCTTTGAATAAGGCGGTAGGCGGCTCTAAAACAAGCGACCACATGAATGGATGTGCTGCTGATATTGTCGGTACTCCGAATACCCCGAAAGAGAACAAAAGGCTGTTCAATCTTATACAAGAATTGAAGCTTCCCTTCGACCAGGTCATTGATGAGGAAAACTTCTCATGGGTACACGTCAGTCACCGAAGGGAAGGCAACAGGAACCAAGTATTGAAACTCTAAAAAGTAAACATCATGGCAGCAGAAATTTTATCATTTGAAAAGAACGAAAGCGAGAATGCGTATTACGCAACATTTGTCAGCGACGGCAATCCAGTTACCATACAGATAAAGAATAAGGGCGGGTTAGTTACCGCCTTTGCGGGAATCGATGATTTGGAGCCTGTTCCTCTTTACCCCAATGCATCCCAGAATAGCGGTGCGCCTAATGTAATTTTCCGCATCGTAGGGATAGCGAATGGTATAAACATTACAATCAGAAGCTCTTCAGAAGTATTAGAAGCTAAGATGATTAAAGAGGAATAGCCTATGACCCCAATCACTATCCCCAACATCACCATCCCCGTAATCGGATTGCCTACTATCGGCATCCCGTCTGTCGGCTTCCCCTCTGCTTCGGGCGGTGGTCTTGTATGGCCGAAAGGTTTAAAAGAATCTATCAAGGCTATCTATGACCCCGCGAAGCAAGGTATGACTAACTATGATGTGATAGAGAGTTATGCAGAGGACTTTACCACGTGGAAATATCATACTGATAGGGCAACTTTAGTCATTACTGCTAATACTCTTAATATAACTAATGTGAAAACAGGTACTAATAATCTTATAGAAGATAAAGTTGAACCTTTTTCTGATTTAGTTATTAAAGTTACTGGAGTTTCTAATGAAACTTATCTTTTAGTTAGAAATGCCAATAGCTTAATACAAACTATTAAAACTGATGGTGTATATAAAGTTTCTTCTAATAACAAATATATTGCTTTTGCTGTTAATAAAACAGGTGATTGTAACATCATTATAACCCAACTCCCTACATCAATCCTAAAAGACCTTAGCGGCAACGGCAACCACGCCTATCTGTACGGCGGTAAGGGGAATCTGAATAGCGGAATGGGAGTTTATCAAGAGGACTTTACTACATGGAGTAAAATTCAAGGTATTTACGAATTAGGCGCTAATAGTTTTAATTGGAAATACTCTAATGATACTAATACTACTATTCTTACGAAAGGCGCAAATGAAACGAAATCTATGAAAGTGATTATTGAAGGACTATCTACTAATATACTTCAATATGCCTACTACGAAGAATCAGTTCGGAAGATACTTGAAATAAAACAAGACGGAGAGTATGTATTGCCATTTTCAGAGAGTAATAGTAGTCAAACGTGGAACGGTTTTGCTATTATTAAGAATGAAGAAACAGTAGATATAACTATTACCCAAATCCCTGACTACCCTAACCAGCTCTGCTACGACGGCATGATGTACGCCGTCTGCTACGGTTTCCCTATATTAACGGATTACGCGGTGATGGCGGATAGGACGTGGTTTGATATTCGTTCCGTTTCTTGTTTTATAGGTAAAAGAAACAGAAGCGGAGATAATTTAGGGGCATTTGAGTTTGAATTTAGAGCCAATCAGGCTCTTAGTTTTGGAAGAACTAATAGTATAATATTTGCAGACAGTGGCATTGTATATCAAACAAAGAACTCGTATAACGGTATCGGAATTGAATCAGGTTTATTAGATGATACTGATGTTCTGATTATTGGAGCTGCTCAACAAAATATTAATAATAAGCCGCAAGATATATATATTGGCTGCCACGGCAAAATCATCATCGCCGACCGCAGCTTTACCGAAGATGAAATTACTTGGTTAAAGGATAATTGGAAAAAAATATGAAAAGATTATTGTATGTAATATTGCTTGTGCTGGTCGTGTGCTCTTGCAGAACGAGGACTGTTTATATGCCCGTTGAGACAAAAGTTCTCGACAGCATAATCTACCATGACACTACATTTCAAGAGAAGCTGATACCGTACAAGGACAGCGTATCGGTTTCCGATACAACATCATTCCTTCATAACCCGTATGCCTACAGCTACGCTTCATGGAGCAATGGTATATTGAACCATTCATTGGGCATTTACCCTCATGCAACGGTAACAGTCAAGATACCGTATTTCATCGAAAGGATAAGAAGAGTTGAAGTACCAAAGCCTTATCCAGTAGAAAAAGAGTTGTCATGGTGGGAGAAGTTTAAAATCAATTACGGCGGCGCCAGTCTTTCGATAAATCTAACCTGTATTTTGTTCGTGATAGCTTGGCTCACCATAAAGATAAGAAGGAAATTAACGATGTAGAAGTCGGCTTATCGCTGGCGCTCTTTCGGGGCTTAGAGTAGAAAGAAAGCCCCCAACGTTCAAATAATTATTGCCACATAAAAATTTGAAAAAGCATAAGATACCGCACGTTGGAGGCTTAAATATCTTCAACACGGTATCTTGTGCTTTGTTCGTATAGAATCAAATATTTTATGTGGCAGGGCAAAGATAAATATAAAATTCAGAAAAACTATGTGTAAGTCAGAAATCTTTGCCGAAACACTTAATCTCGTCTCGCAGGAGACGGAAATTCCAGTCAATCGAATACTATCTTCGGATAAGGATACGGAGACCGTAGACGCCCGCTATCTGCTTGTTCGGCTGTTGGTTGAAAGGGGCATGTATCCGTCTCAAATAGCCTTACAAATCCATAAGACCAAGCGTGCGATAAACTACATGATTTCCAATTTCCAGGAGCGCATGGAAGGTGGGAAAATGTTGAGAATATATTGGGAAAATATAAAGAAGTCGTTGGGAAACAATTGATTTCATGGCAGATTGCGTATTTATACTTTTGTGATGCGGTTGATATTGACCGTAATTAGTATAAATATAAATCTCTATGGAACGAACGTACGTTTTTAATCAGGACGGTAACGGCGGTAATGGCGGAAGCAAATTTGACATTATGACTATGCTACCCAACCTGATGGGAAGCAAGGGTGTAGACCCCGGACTTCTCGCTTTACTGAACCAAGGACGTAACAACCAAGACATGTGGGGTGGAAGCGGAATGTGGTTCATCTGGATTATCCTTTTGTGGTTCTGTTGGGGCGGTAACGGCTTCGGTAACCGCTTTGGCAATGGCGGCGGTCTGCCTGCCGAGCTTAACGGTGATGTGGGTCGTGAATACCTGATGTCAGCCATTCAGGGTAACGGTAACGCCATCAATCAGCTTGCCTCTTCTTTGAACTGCTCTACCCAGCAGTTGCAAAGCGCCTTGTGTAACATTCAAGGACTTATCGCCAATGTGGGCAATCAGGTGGGCATGTCTACCCAGCAAATCATCAACGCATTCCAGTCCGGCAATCAGGCTGTTCTCACACAATTGGCAGATTGCTGCTGCAAGACGCAGAACGCCATTACCACAATGGGCTATGAGAACCAGCTTGCCATGTGTAACCAAACCAATACTTTGGTTAACACGGCTAACCAGAACACTTTGTCATTGCGTGACGGTGCAACCGCCAATACTCAGGCTATCATCGCCAAGTTGGATGCCATGCAGAACCAGGCACTGCAAGACAAGATTGCTTCTCTGACTGCGGAAAAAGCCACTTTGACCGCTGAAATCTCTCAACGTAACCAAAACGCCACTATCCTGAATGCGGTAGGTCAACAGATTGCTCCTTTGGCAGCAGGATTGCAGGCATTACAAAGCGACGTTGACGGCATCAAATGTAAGTTGCCCAACACTGTTCCGGTACAATATCCGAACATTGTCGGCGTAAACCTTGACACTTACCGTGCCGCCGCATACGGGGCTTATGCCGGTGATGCCGCATACGGTCGTAGCGGTTATGGATGTGGTTGCAACAACTACTGGGGTTAATTCCGGTAAGAAAGGGGGTAATTATGTGGCCTAACTTTTTTACAGGATTTCCTTTCCAGTTCCCGTTACTTGGCAGAGTGAACTACAATACTCTTCCTACGGTGGCTGTAACGGTCGGTACGGAGAACGTTACTTTGGAACTTCCTAATCATGCGTTCCGTAACAGGGACTATGTCGGTGGTTTCTATGTAAGTCTCCGTCAGGCAATACCTGCCGGCACGACTGCTACGCTCCCGATACTGATAGGGACTAATGGGGACACGAGACCGTTGCTGGCTTACAACAATGAGCCGGTGACTGTCGGCAACCTTGCCGGAACGGGTATCTACGAAATCCACTATAACAAGTACACCAATGAGCTGTTCCTTGTCAACGGTGGGTATCGTCCGATAACCACGTCAGCGGCGACAGCAGAAGCAACCGCTCAAAAGAGCAAGTAGTTAACCGGGCTCCAGGCTGTGAGACACGGTCTGGAGCCCATTTAAAAATCAAACCGATATGTTTCAAAACCTACGAGCCAACAGTACATTATATCTTCTTCACAGAGGCGCCAATCCAAATCTGGAATGCGGGCAAGTTGTTAATGTAAGTCCGATAAAGACTGTATATAGGACAGTCCCTAACATGCCTTATCCTCAACCCGTACAAGTGGTTGATATTGTTGTCAGCATAAATGGGCAAAATGTCAATTTGTATGAATTCCCTGCCAATGCGGACATTGCAGACGATGCTAAAACCGGCATGCTTGTTACCTGTTCAAGGGATGAAATGAATACCGAAGTCCTTACCATGAAGAAGCAAAGCGAGGATGTCTTGAAGAGTGTGGAATACCACCAGAACTTCCTTATGGTATGCGACCAGATGCTTACCATTCTTAACCCGGAGCTTGCGGCCAAGCAACGCCAGGAGCAGGAAATTGCCTCATTGAAAGGGCAGGTGTCGGAAATGAACAAGAACATGGCAGACCTTATGGATTTGAATAAACGACTTATGGAGCAGCTCGGAGTGGCTGAAACATCTAAAACAAAGAAATAATATGGGAATGTGGGAAATATTGGAAGAAGGACGCGGTGAATATGACCGTGACTTCGGTATGAGAAGCGGTAATCCTATGGAAGAAGCCTACAAAGAGGGTTTCCGTCATGGTTACGAGAAAGCCATGCGTGAGATGCAGGGCGGTGAAATAGGTTATCGTAATAGCGGTGGCTCACGCGGCGGAAGTTATAGCGGTGGTTCGGATATGAGCGAACGCCGTATGCCGGGTTACTTCCCGGAATATCCGATTTACAGCGAACGCCGCAGCGCACAGCCTTATGGCGAAGATATGAGCGAACGTAGACGCAGACGCGCCAACGGGGAGTTCATGTAATGGAGAGGGGAGTAATCCCCTCTTTTGCCAATCACTTAAAATCAGAAAAATATGAAACAAAGATTAGATACATACGACAGGATACCGCCGGCAATGGCTGATTATCTTAGCCAGTATGGTTGGCATTTCAGCAAAAAAATGTGCTTATGGGCTGTTTCCCGCATGAAAGTGGAAAATAAAGCTACGGGTAAAGAGGAAAAACTGGAGCCAATCAGTAAAGAGCAGGTGGAAGAACTGCTAAAGAAATATGGCGTAAAACTGGAAAAGGACGCAGGGTATGATTGCGTTTACGTGGCCAACATGGCGAAGTCGGATTACTACAAGAGTTCAATAGTGGACGAAGCTCATCTTGCCTTGTTTATCAAGGATTACATAGATGATCCGGATGGATACGACGGACTTCCGTTTACCCGTTTTTATGCAGATTGTATTGGTTCTGGAAACCCGATTATTTGGTCTGAATTAATGTAATTCATATATTTGCATAAACTAAAATTTGTGCTATATGAAAGAAATTTGGAAACCAATTAGTGGATTTGAAGGACTTTATGAAGTATCTAATATGGGAAATGTAAGGTCTGTTGACAGGATTGTGAAAAGAGGGAATTGCTTTGAAAAAAGAAAATCTCACCTTATGTCTGCTGTTGCTTCTGATGGTACTCATGGATATTCTTATGTAAACTTATATATGAATGGTAAAACATACCCGAAAAGAGTGCATCGGTTAGTCGCAGAAGCATTTATTCCTAACCCTGAAAATAAGCCTTGCATTGACCATATTAATACTATAAGGAACGATAATAATGTTGAAAATTTAAGATGGGTAACATATAAAGAAAATGCTCTAAATAATATAACATATTCTCGATGTAAGCAAAATACTTATTCAAAGGATTCAATTAGAAAAGCCTTAGAAACAAAAAAGAAAAACAATAAGAAAAGAGCTCCTAAGACAGTCTACCAATTTGACAAGCAAGGTAATTTTATCGCTAAGTATTATTCTGGAGCAGAAGCATCAAGGAAAACAGGAATAGATCATAGCAGTATAATAGATGTATGTAATGGAAAATTAAATACAGCTGGAGGTTATTTTTGGGGATATGATAAGGATAACGTTAATATCAGAGAATTACCTGTTACTGCCAATGCAAGGAAAGTTTTGGTTTATGATAATCAATGGAATTTTATAAATGAATTTGGTTCTGTGTCCGAAGCAAGCCGTTTTACAGGTGTTTCAAAGTCGCATATAGCAAGAGCTACTAAAACTAAAAAACCGAAAGGTAAATATGGATTTAGATATAAAGAACAAAAAGAAACATTTAAAACATGATAATACAGGAATTTTACATACCGGATTATGATTGGGAAGTGCGTGTATATTATGCGGTGGACTGCTATTATACCGACCGTATCATCGCCGACCTTCAACGAGTAGGATGCAGGGGATTGGATTTGGTGAATGCCTATAAGAACATGCGCGCATGTAATCTGAACACAGGCATCACCTATTCCAATATCCGGAACAGAGAGACCGTAATGGTTATTGCTCTTACTTCTTCACCGGAAGAGTTTCAGAACTCTTTCGACCATGAAAAGGGGCATCTATGCCGGCATATCTCACGTGCATTTGGCATCGACCCGTACGGGGAAGAGGCACAGTATCTTAGTGGGTATGTGGGGCAGAAGATGTTTCCGGTAGCAAAGAAATTTTTGTGTGAACATTGCAGACGTAGCTTATGTGGGAAATAGTACAAGCCATCTTATCAGGCAAATCACGGGAAGAAGTATATAGCATGCTTTCTCCTGAACAGAAGGAAACGCTGAATAGTCTCGCCGCAGCAAACGGCATAAATCGTAAACAACGTAGAAAACTTGAACGTGATGCGAAAAAGGGATTACATAGACGAACTGCTTGAATTGGCGGACAATGTCCTTTATATGGACTATTGCCGCCTTTTCCGGGTTATCCAATGGAACGTTTAGAACGCCTTGAACGGGCTGTCCATTGGGTAATACCGCTTGCTGTTTTGGCAAGGGTTATATCGTTGTGTTTATAAACTTGCTATCTTCATTTCACTTTTGTAAGTCCATACTTAGCCAACCTTAGATATATCGTTCTTACACTTACATTCAGCATTTCTGCCATTCTGCGGGGTGGTATGTTTTCTTCCTTGTACAACTTGGTAATGTTCTCTTCCGAAAGCGGGTCTACAAACGTTTTCTTAGGCTCTGCTATCCCCATCCGTTTACGTGCTTTTGCAGCATATGTTTCGTTTTGCTTGTCTTTTGTGACGTAAATAACGGTGGTCTTGTTAAGGCGTAAAGGAAACAATTGCCTCTCCACTTCCTTGTGTTCTTCGGCAAGGCTTTCCGCATTCCCGTTGACAGTAGTGTCAATCTTCTTGTATTTGTCTGGGATGCGGGAATGTCTGTCTCTGATTATTCTGTCTGCTTTTCTCATGGTCTTTTACGCTTTTCAGAATATTCGTCAAGTAAAAGTTTGGAAAGCTTGTATGTCACAACAATTATGGCGACCATCATTGCGATTGATAATACAATTCTAACCGACAAAAACCGGGTGACAGCCCAATGTAGGGAAATAAGCATAGGCAGGAACAGTGCTGCTATAACGCTCGCTATGATTTTGTTTTTCATGTTCAATATATTATACTAAATTATGATACCATTTATCTGCATGGGAGAACCATCCGATTAGGACTGGCTTCCCGAATAGGGTGAATTTATAAAGTTTGCTCATGTGTTAATCTGACTATTAAAATCGTTAATAAAGTTACCCGTTATTAGGTTAAAGCTTATATTTGTACCGCGTTTTAACAGGAGTATAACACCTCCAATCCGACGAACTGTAATTCGTCACCTTTCTTGTCCGTTCTCATTGAGAAAGACATTTAAGCCCAATGTCCTGTAGCTTTGGGCTTTTTTAGTTGCACTTTACAGGGTGCAGCTTGAAGCCTGCTAATACAGGTTGGTAGGCAAAACGGAAAGGAGGTGTATTATATGACTGTTAAAACGCAAGATGAAAACGGCAAAACTCGTATTTTCTGTCGCTATATCATAAGGAACGGTAAGCGGATTTACCCAAAACATTCCAAATACTTTTCTTTCTTGGTAGATAGTAAGAAAGTGGCGTAATGCTGTTTTGTGGGGATGTACAGGCATCCCTTTTTATTCATTGCCTCTTTTTCAATTTATCAAGGAACTCACTATCTCCCGAATAATCTGCACCGATAGCCTTTTTGCTTTCAATAATCTGTTCCAAAAGGGGTATAGCTTTCTTTTTCACTTCTTCTACTTCATTATAACCGCAGGCTTTATCAACCAACTGCTCCATAGTCGATTTAGGCTTGGAAAGAGCCTCATTCAATTTTCCCAATCGCCAGTAGCAGTAATCAATTGTGGCGATGTGTTCTAGTCTGTTCATTTTGATTATCGGTTATGTAATTCGGAAAATGATTTCCATCCCAATTCAGTAAACTGTTTGGAATAGACTTCTCCACGTGGCATTATTGGTTGCCAATTTTTATCACAAAACAAGCGGTAATGATATACTTCATTCCGTTTTCCCTGTTCACTGTATGGAGCTTCACACCACAATAAACGGCGATTATTACCAAAGAACTTTTCCAAAATATATTCCAACTTTTTGCGGTTTAATCCACTGGGAAAGGAAATGGATAAATGATAGCACCGCTCATAATCCGGGTTCTTCCACCAACCGGAAGAATGATACCCAACATCACGGGTTAAGATTATAATACAATCGTACCTTTCTACAAACCAACGGCAATTTTCAAAATAGTCTGTCATTTCCATTCCATCAAAAGTGCCATTCTTGGCAACTTTGGCAATACGGGGAAAAATGTCAGAATCAGAAGTGTTATATGGTATTCTTTTCATTACTTTTACTATTTTATCAAATCAGGGTTATCGTAAATATTACCTATCACCTCACTCCTATAAGCGGACAACGGTTTATACTTGGTATTGTAGAGCCCATTTTTTACACAAGGATTAAGACAGACACCTTTGTTTGCAGTTATCGCAGCAACTCCAACATATTTGCCTTCTTCTTCATAGCAGTCATCATCGGTACAAATTTCAGCAACATAACTCATACGGACAATATCCCCTTCATAAATTTCCGTTCCGTTCTTATCTCGTAATCCCGTGAACTGCCCGATAGTATCTTCGTTTACGCACTCATTAAACAAATCCATGCCAAGTGCGTGCAGTTCGGCATATACCCATTTGCCATTGTTGGTACTTTTCCCTCTGAATTTTATTTTACGTTTCATAATCCATCCTTATTGCTTTTCATGTTCAATGTTACTTTATGTAATCGACTAATTGGGCTCCTAAGTCATGGAACCGATAAAGCCCGCTAAACATAAGACCGGCACTCATGCCGCTATGTCCTTGTTTGATGAACATTTGCAAGCAGTTCTTAAAACGTTCCTCTTTAGGTTTATCTGTATTGAGTTCGGATATAAGTTCCAACAAACAATCGAGTTCAATCCCTTTATAAAGGTCATTCAATCGTATAGGAACAATCTTATCCCAATATTCAAGATGTTTATCTGGAATAATGCCACGTGCTCTTTGCCGGTATTCTATAATTAATTGTGGGATTTTGACATGGAACTCAGCTTCCTTTCGCAGGTATTCGTTATGTTCATCCTGCAAATCTTTATCGAACTTAGCCTTCGTCTTTCTCGTGACCTTCAAATACATTTCATCAAGTGTTTCACTTGAATACAGCTCTTTATCATTAAATTTACAGTAACAATCTTCTCCTGTTTCTTGCTTATATTTCTTCAACTGTTCGTATGCATAGTCAATGTTTACACCCGGATACATTTCTATTTCTTTCATAATCACAATTCCCTATTTTTTAATTTATTAAACTCATTCTCGATACACTTGTTGATTTTATTAGCTTCCTCGTATCGTTCTTCTTCAATCAGCTTGCTCTTCAACCATTGGAGCTGGTTCATATATACCACATCGTTACGGTCGGAAACCCTACGGGCGTATTCTCTTATTTCATCCAGTTTGTTCTCCATTCGCCTGTGCCATCTGCCAACCATGATTAAGACAATTCCCAATGCAATGGCATTGAATAGGGAGATGGATATTTTAATTATCAGTTCTGCTATTTCCATGATTAATACTTCTTTCCATGTTTGTTTTCTCTCAATTCATTGTATCTCATCTTCTGCTCCACATGCCAAAACAAGTCTATGTTGAGATACTTGGCAAGCCCAATAATGCCTAACAACATACCGTTCACTTGTTCATTAAACAAAAAATCATATTCATATTCACACCGTATTGGAATTGTAGAGATAGCATATATGCTTTCTGTGAAGGTTTCACCATTGTATCTTTTTGCTTCTTCGGATATAATTTCATCTAAAAAATCACCAATGTCTATCTTACGCAATCCACACAAATCAAGCAGGCGTATAGTGGCGTCGGCAAGTTCTTCTGCTACAGTGCCTTTAATGCAATAATCATACACCTGCTTAAAATCGTTCATAGGATATGAAATACCTCTCTCGAATTGCATTATGTTGGGTTGCGTCCCTTTTCTGTCCGCTTCCACCGCTTCCATCAGTTCACTAATGACAAGGCAAAGGCAGTGTTCATTACTCAATTCTTCATCATGGAAACCGTGGTCGCAAGCGGTTTTATAGGCGCGGTCGCGCAGTTCATTTAGATTCATCTGTTCTTTCTTTATCTGTTAATACTCCGTTTCTCTTATCATAATTCCTCATACGGGGACATTTCCCGTCACATCTCATGTTCACATGCACATTGTTTGCTATTCCCGATATGAACGACTTTTTATAGCATTGCCCACTTACGGGCTGTAATGCTTGCAGTGTTCCTGGTATTCTTTTCTATTCATGGTTATTACATACAAATTGTTTAAAGGGATAAAAACGATGATATATACACTTCGCAAATTGACTGTCAAACGCTTCTTTTGCAAATTTGCAGTTAGAGCAACATTTGTTTAAAGTGCCTATATTTAATCTTATGTAATCCATATCAATCGACTAATTCAAATTCGTAAACAAATACATAGGAGTTGGATTCCCACGCCCCTTTGCCGGATACTTTATCTATGAGGGCGGCAAAGGCTCCACGAGGGGTGCAATAAGGTTGAATGTCTCCTTTATAATAATAAACATCCATAAAATGTGTATCTGCACTTCCGCATTGTCCTTTGTAAATTCCTTCTTTCAAGCAATCTTCATCGGAAATGTTTTGCAACCGTTCTATCTTGATGTCGGTAATGCGGATATGATGTGGCATAAGGTCAGCGCGGACAAACATCTTGTTTTTCCAACCGGGTGCAAATTTTGTTTTAGTATAAAATCCTATTCCGTCTTTATCATCAAGTGCGATTTCGGGATTCATACCTAAACTTTTGTAACATTGCGCAACGGCAACCACTTCGCCGACTTTGTACTGAGGAATATTCCAACCTGTAAAGTCTCCTTTGTCGTTTTTCCAACCAAAAGCATAATTTAATGGAGATACTATATTCCCGTCATTATCGTAATCATTTGGTTCAAAAACGGGGAATACAATATCATAAGTTTCATTTGGTCTGTCATACTTGCAGCCCCTTCTCGTCATAGTCTTCCGACCATCCAATACAGCTTGGGTTAAGCCGCATTCATCGTTGAACATTATCTTTTTCATTGTATCTTTCTTGTAATCGTTTCAAAACTATTTCTATGCCTTCATCCAGTCCTTTCTTATAGCCGGATATATTTTCTCCTATATTGTATACCGAACAGCCTACAACAATAAGAACAACTCCGACAGCCCTATGCCAATAAGGGAGTGATATGCTGAACGGTGAAAATGTCAACCGGAAATGTCCGATAAATAATGCTGATATGATGAATATCGCAAGAAAAAAGATTAGGTTTGCTTTCATTATCAATTCTCCTCACTTTTAAAAGATAGCTTTTCAAGTTTCTCAATCTGTTTACGAAGGGAAGCAATTTTATTCTGCCTCATTTCTTCCGCCTTCTTTAAGGCTTCGGATTTATCAGTGAACGCATCACTCCCTATACGAAAGAAAGAATAATTGCCGTAAAGTACGTATTCATAATTTCCAACTTCATTTTTACGAACGTCTGTTTCTATCTCTTTAATGCCTTCTGTTAAGGCGTATTTGGTTATAAACACTTTTGCCATAGTTATATAAGTTTTAATGCTTCCTGCATGCCGGCTTCCAGTGCTTCCTCATAGCTTTTATAATGCACTAAAGGCCTGTCGGATAATCCCACTAAATCATGATTCGGTATTGTTAGTATATCGTATATCCAATAATCCCCATACATATAGGATACTTCAACGTGTAGCTTCTTGGTTTCACGTAGCCACTTTCGGGCTACATATAATGTTGGACACAAAAATTCAACTAATTCGCCATTTATTTCTGTACAGCATGACATACTTTGCGGATAGTCGTATTTTCTAATAATTTCATTGCAATCTATCGTACGTTCACACTTCCAATCAAAGCCTTTTTCTTTCAATAGCTTTGCCGTTTCAAATATTATAAATTCTTCGGTCATGGTTACTTCTCCTTTTCTATCTTTACTCCATTACGATAAATACTCCCAGTGTTTTCGGACGTTTCACGAGAAAATCTAACAGTTGCCTTGCCACGATTGACAAACTTGTCACAATTTATTATAGCACATAACGCATCATTACCACGTATTTCGTGGCAAATTGCTATCAATGAGCATCCGTCACAATGGGCATTTCTCATAACTATACCCTCATGTAGCACCCCGTCTATTATTATTCCGTTCTTTATTTCCATAATCAATCTCCTTTCTCTTTAATTCGTTCCAGTACATCCTTATATCATATTTGTAATTTAATTTTTATTCTTTTAATTTGTTTTGTAATTATTGAAGCTACATTTGACCTTGTTGTGTTAAATTCATGTGCTATTTCGGTTGGAGTATATCCTTGTAAATAATATCGTAAATATGTCTTTGCCCTATTCCCCTCAACTAAGGATATTATATCTATTTTTTCTCCGTAGTATTGGTGGCATTCGCATCTCCATTTGCATAAATCTATGGGTTCGATATATCTGACATGTTTATTATGCTCAATAAAATCCAGTGCTCTATGCTTTGCCGTCTTTAACCATTTGTTGTTTGCATGTTTGGCTTGAAGAGAGTTATTGCAGTAAGTCTCTATATAAGCGTTTGCAGCAATATCTTCAGCGTCTTCCCTACTTATTTTATATCCATAAAGGTATAATAATATGTCAGATACTTTTGTAAAGCGTTCTGGAAAGGATTGCAACTCCATATCTTTAATTTCGTGGTTTTCCAACACCCTTTCGTCGATAAGGTTTGAAATAGAACAATTAAAAGGATTTCTATCTATGTGTTTAGGCTCTACCTCGCTCCATTCCTTTCTAACAAATGCGTTGTACATCACAAGGGAAAGCTTACGAGATATTTCCTTTTTATGCCCAATAGACAGTCTTACAATTGGATATTTTCCGTTTTTTGATTGTTCTATTTTTTTTCATTTATAGAAAAACGTTTTGAAACATGACGTGTAAAAAACAATCGGCAAGAAGAAGTAATAAAATATCTGTTATACTCATTAACCATCGCAATAGGTACTTCTGCAATGGTTGATTTTGTAAAATCTTTAATATACTCTTTTGCAGAATCAAGTGTTGGAACAAACACACATGATTTGTTGTTTATTTTTCCCAAAAAAATCATATATCAATCTCTTTCTTTTTATTTAGCGTTGTCAATGATAGATGCCATGCTCTTCCCACCCTTCTTGTTTGCAGTTTATAGGTAAATGAAGCCCCGTATAAACGAGATAACGGTATAATGTAGTTTTTGATACTTTCAATCTTTTAGATATAACTGTTTTTTCTGTTC